TAAACTAAAAAACAAATATCAAATGATGTGGGAACAAAAAGACTGTATTGGTTATCTAAAGACAGCCGCAGTTCTTGCTGCCTATGTTGATCAAAGTATCAGTACTAATACTTTTTATAATCCTGCACACTTTGCAGACCGTAAAGTGCCCACTACATTGATTGCCAAGAACTTGATGCAGGCACACATGTGGGGATTGAAAACATTCTACTACAGTTTAATTAACAAGGCAGGTAGCAAGGCCATGGCCGAAGATACTCCTACTGTGTTAGAGTCTATCGACTTCGACGACGAGGCCGACTGTGAGTCGTGTAAACTATAATGTTAGAAACAATTTGTGAAGTATTAGAAGATGCGTATGAACGTAATTGGATTACTAGCCGTGATGGTAATGTAAGCATTCGTCACCACGACCGAGATCATTTTTATATTACACCGTCAGGTGTGCGTAAACAGACTCTGCAACCTGATCAGTTTAAGAAGATTCGTATTGTTGGTAGTATGTTATTTCAAGAGTTAGAGTACACTGACATCAGTGCTAATCTTAAACCTTCGGGCGAACTACCCTTGCACCTTGGACTACAGAGAAAAATGGGTCAACACAGTAATGATGTTCGTGTAGTTGTACATGTGCATCCAACATACTGCATTGCAGCCATGCACGCCGGCATTGACCTAAGTACTATTAGTTCAGCGTTTCCTGAGTTGAATCGTTACACAAAGGTAGCCCCTAATGTGGGTGATGTACCTCCAATTAGTCAAGAACTTGCAGACCGTTGCCATGAGAATTTACAATTAGACGATCAGGGAAATATTGCCTATGACATTGTAGGCATTAAAGGCCACGGAGTAGTAGCCATCGATACATCACCGTGGCGTGCTTACGAACACATTGAACGATTAGAACACATTTGTAAAATAGTGCTCGCATCAGGAAAATATTAATGAGTAAATTACGTCAAAAACAAAAACTTGCCGAACATAAAAAAATGATTGCTGAAGCAAATTCTAGACACGATTCTCAGTTTGGTATCAATCCCACAATCATTAAGTATGCCAAGCACACAAAAGGTCGTAGCGACATTTCACAAAAGAGATAATATGAGTAAACAACAATACAATTTAAACACTAAGACGGACTACTTAGGTCGTAAGATGTTTCTTGATCCTGCTGGACCTGTAACTATACAACGATTTGAAGAAGTCAAATACAAAAAGATTGCAGACTTTGATGCTACGGCTCGTGGTTTCTTTTGGCAACCTGAAGAAATCAGCCTAAGTAAAGACGCCAATGACTTTAAAGATGCAAGCGATGCAGTTAAACATATCTTTACCAGCAACTTACTACGTCAAACAGCACTAGACAGTTTGCAAGGCCGTGGGCCAACACAGGTATTCACCCCTGTATGTTCATTGCCAGAAGTTGAAGCACTAATGTACAACTGGGGCTTCTTTGAAACTAACATTCACAGTAAATCATACAGTCATATCATTCGCAACATCTACAACGTGCCCAAGGAAGTATTCAATACTATTCATGACACTAAAGAAATTGTAGATATGGCGTCTAGTGTTGGCTTGTATTACGATGCACTGCACAAAATTAACTGCTTGAAAGAAATCGGCGGTGAAGTCAACGAAAGCGAGCACATCAAAGCAATTTGGCTAGCACTCAACGCCAGTTATGCTTTAGAAGCATTCCGCTTTATGGTATCATTTGCTACAAGCCTAGCAATGGTAGAGAACAAGATTTTTATTGGCAACGGCAACATCATCAGTTTGATCTTACAAGACGAACTGCTACACAAAGGTTGGACTGCCTATTTGATCAATCAGGTAATTAAAGAAGATTCTAGATTTGTAGCGGCTGCTCGCGAGTGCGAACAAGAAGTGATCGAATTGTACAAAGGCGTTATACAAGAAGAAAAAGCGTGGGCAGATTACCTATTCCAAAAAGGGCCAGTGATTGGTCTAAATGCCAACATACTGAAAGACTTTGTAGATTATACAGCCGTGGCAGCGTTAAAAGACATTGGTATTAAATATTGGAACGCAGCGCCCAAGACTACACCGATCCCTTGGTTTAATAAACATGTAGACACAAGCAAGAAACAAACTGCACTGCAAGAAAACGAGTCGACTAACTATGTTATCGGGATCATGAGTGACAGTGTGAACTACGAAGAATTACCCGCATTATAAGGAAAAATATGGCAAAGGTACATACAGAAGTATTGATTGTAAAAATGAGTAAACTAGTTAAAGACAAAGACAGTGACTCAAATCAAATTTTAAATTCAGATACTAAAAATAATCTTGAAGTAATTGTTCAAGAGTTAGTAGGTGAAAATGTTATTGTAGAAATTGAAGAAGGAACTTAAAAATGAAAGTTGTTGTTTGGAGCAAATATCATTGCCCGTATTGTGATCAAGCCAAGGCATTATTGCAACAAAAAAATATCAAATTTGAAGAGCGTAAAATAGGTGACGGATGGACTAAAGAAGAATTATTAGAACATATTCCTTCTGCTAGAACATTACCACAAATTATGATCAATGGCGATGTCATTGGCGGATTTAATGATCTTAAAAAATTATTAGAGCATGACAGCATTGGCTATGGAAACGGAGAAATTTAATGTTATTTGAAAAATCAAAATTTGCAGTAGGTGATGTTGTATCACTCAAGATCACATCAGGCGAAGAAATAATTGGAAAATATGTCAGCGAAGACATGTCAGAATTAGTATTGGGCAAACCGTTAATGTTGGCCATGACGGCCAAAGGTCCTGCTTTTGCACCATTGATGATGACTACCGATCCAGATAAGAATTACGGTATCAACAAAAATCTAGTTATGACCAAAGGTGAAACTGCTAAAGAAGTAGCAGATCAATATACATTTCAAACCACTGGTATACAACCTGTATCAGCGGGCAGTATTGTAACAGCATAAAATCATGCCACCAGTTGCTAGAATAACAGATTCGATTGCTACAGGTCACGGATGTGACGGCACTACTACACTTACTGGACCTTCAGGTGATGTATTTGCTAATAACCTAGGCGTAGAACGTCAAGGTGATCCTACGGTGGTACACGCATTAACTGGTCGAGGATGTAGTATAAGTCATACTGCTGCTATAAATGTAGGTTCCGGAACAGTATATGTTAACAACAAACCTATTGCTCGTGTTGGCGATTCTGCAGATGCTGGATCTATAACTTCCGGCTCACCTACTGTGTTTGCTGGCGGTTGACATAGTTTTATTTTAGTATATAATACACGCATGAACATTTACTTAGATATGGACGATGTAGTTGCCGATTGGCATTCTGCTGCTCAAGAGACACTCAAATTACGTTGGGACAAAAACGGCGAACGTATTCCACAAGAAGAATGGAACAAGATAAAAGACGAATTGCATTTTTATCGCAATTTGCCTTTGATGCAGGGTGCTCATGAACTTGTGAACATGTGTAAACAATATATTGATGCTAATCCAGAATTCAACTTGCGATTTCTGACAGCATTGCCGCATGATTATTCTATGCCTATGGCTGCACAAGATAAAGTTTGGTGGGCGCATGAACATTTTCCAGGTATTCCAGTTACCATTGGCCCATTTAGTTTCGACAAGTGGCGTCACTGTAAACGTAAGGGTGATATACTGATCGATGATCGGCATAGTAATTGTCACGAATGGGAAGCCGCAGGTGGCGTAGCACATATATTCACAACTTGGGCTAACTGTAAGCCTTGGTTAGAGAAAGCATTAACTGGCAAATGAATAGTTTAGAGAAAATTTGGGCAAGAGCCACCGGCCATTTAATGGGCCAAACAGACGATGACCGTCCAGATATCCCTATACTTACTTTAAGAGAAGCACGTATAGCGTTGTTTTTAAAGACATTTTGGGTCATTATACATGTGATAACGTGTTGTTTCATTATTGCGAACACACTACGTCACTGGTAATAACTAATATAACAAACAAGGAGACCATAACATGGCAACAAACAAATATTCAGAATTCACAAAAATCGTAGAAGCAATGGAGGCAGACTTCGAAAAGTTCTATGACAAGGAAGTTGGCGCGGCCGGCACCCGTGTTCGTAAGGCTTGCCAAGACTTGGCCAAACTTTGCAAAGAAACTCGTAACGATGTTACCGCAGTTAAGAATGCACGTAAAGAAGCAACCAGCAAGTAAATAAATACTTGAAAGGATTCAAGTATGGCATATTCAGAAAAAGTTATCGACCACTACGAAAATCCACGCAACGTAGGATCATTTGAAAAAAATGATCCTAGTATCGGAACTGGTATGGTTGGTGCACCTGCCTGCGGCGATGTAATGAAATTACAGATCAAAGTAAATGATCAAACAGGTATCATTGTAGATGCACGTTTTAAAACATATGGTTGCGGAAGTGCTATTGCATCGAGTTCGTTAATAACAGAATTGGTCAAAGGTATGACCTTGGATCAAGCAAGTTCTATTAAGAATTCCGAAATCGCCGAGGAACTAGCCCTACCGCCAGTTAAGATACATTGTAGTATATTGGCAGAAGATGCCATTAAGGCGGCAGTAGATGATTACCGTAACCGACACGGCAAGTAAACGGATTAAACAAACTTTAGAACGCCGAGGTAAGGGAGTGGGTCTACGTTTGGGTGTAAGAACTACTGGCTGTAGTGGACTGGCCTATGTGTTAGAGTA